ATAAATACTTATATCAAAGATTATTTAGCTTCTTCAGGAGCAACTACTCTTGTATCAAGTAAAATGGTTCCACATACAGCAATGGAGTATTATGGTCCTTTAACACAATTTGATGTTACAGGAGCAGGTACAGGGGATTGGGAAAAAATTTATTTATGTAATGGAAATAATGGTACTCCTGATAAAAGAGGTAGAGTTGCTGTAGGTACGACTTCTGGAATGGGTGGTGGAGTATTAAGTCCTGTTGTAGACCCTGGAGTAATAGGTAACCCTGCTTATTCATTAGGTACAACTGCAGGAAGTAATTTGGTAGTTCTTAACCAAGGACAACTTCCAAGCCATACTCATACTGCTGTAGTATCAGACCCTGGGCATTTTCATACATTTGATAATTAAAATATAATTAATGGGGTAACAACAACCCCAGTTATTGGAAATAGTAATACAATTGCTCCTGCTAATACTAATCCAGCTACAACTGGTATTACAGTAACTAATTCTCCTACAGGAGGAGGAGCTGGGCATGCTAATATTCAACCAGTAATTGCTTGTCATTACATTATTTATATACCATAAATTATAACTTATGTGGCCATTAATCCCAAAGAAATGTAATTGTGAAAATACTGGTACTAACACTAGTGAAAATGCTATTTGTAATCATTGTGGCTTAACCACTAATGACTTAGTATATACTGGTGCTAATACAGAGTGTACACAGGTAAACACTGGTGATACAGTATCTGTTGCTTTTCAGAAGATAGATTATTTTATTTGTGGTGGGGGATTAGCTCAACAAATATTAAACCAATTACAAAATAATATTGAAGAGTATCCTGATTTTATAACTCTTGTTAATGGTGTAGTTAGTTGTGATGTTATCAATGCTTGTGGAGAACCTCCTACAACTACAACTACCACAACTACAGTAATATACAATTGTGATATGACTGGGGAAGCAACATTAATAGGATGTGATTTATGGCAATACAAGGCAGACTTATATCGTTGTGAAGACTGTGTTAGTATAACTTCAGGCATAGTTGTAATTAGTGATGAAGAACTTATTATAGGAAACTGGTATTTATTTTATCCTGGTGCTAAAATTTTTATAACTAGTTTTGAAACTTGTGCAACTGAAGGATCAACAGTAAATGTTATTGCTAGTTCTTCTAGTGATAACTGCTTAGATATAATTTGTCCTACAACTACAACAACAACAACAATTTAAAAAATAATAAAATGGCTCTTTGTAACGAAACACCATGTAACTGTAATCCTGAAACTGATCCTTGTGGATGCAAAACATCTTCAGATGAGGTAGTATATACAGGTCCAACATTACCTTGTACTGGTATAGAAAACTGTACTCCAGTAACAGAGGTAATTTCTACTATTAGTGAGTACTTATGTAGTTCAGAACTTATACAGGTTTTATTGAATACTATTATAAATAATGAAACTTTACTAGCTCAGTTTACTACTATTATAAACAATAATATAGAATGTCAAACTATTTGGGATTGTGCTACTACAACAACTACAACCACTGAAGCTCCTCCTGCTTGTTATATTTATGATTTACAAGGAGATAATGCTGGTACTAGAGTATGGACAGCCAGAGAGTGTGGTACTAAAAATATAATAGGAGGAGCTATATCAATAGGGGCCACTATTACTACTCCTTGTATTATTGCTTCTACATTAACTATGTATAATGTAGGTATTAAAGATCAAACTAATTGTAGTTAATTATGACAGTAGAAATAATTTTAACAACAGCAGGGAGTGATTTAGGCCCTTTTGATTTATACTCAGATGTAGATGGGTATACTACTGCTTTTGAATCTGGTATAAGTAAAGCAACACTAGAAGCTGGGTATACTTCCAATCTTGTTCCTACAGGTACTACTATCATTAGAGTTATGTCTGTTGGTGAGTTTTGTGATAACTATATTGATCTTGCTGTAACTACAACTACTACCACTAGTACCAGTACCAGTACCAGTACTACGACTAGTACTACTAGTACAACTACAAGTACAAGTAGCACAACTACTACAACTACCACAATTAACCCTTTCTTTGAAGTATATCAATTAATAAGATGTGTTACTTGTGTTGATCAACCTGCTGTAGCATATGCTTTAATACCTACTGGTAGTTTTAGTATAGGGGATGTACTTGTAACAAGTGAAGGATTCTGTTGGTCATTAGCAGGAACTGCTATAAATACTCCTACAGTAGTTGCTCTATGGGCACCAGGTTCTATAATAGATTGTACAACTTGTGCAAATAGTATGCCACCTAGAGGATGCCCTGATACAGATTCTTGTAATGAGTATCAATTTGATAATGGTGAAATAGGTACAACTCCTGAGATAAGTTACATTGATTGTGATGGTAATCCTCAAACACATATTGCTACCTTTGGGACATCTTTTGTGTGTGGTAGAAAAATAACATCAATTGATCCTTATGATAGTATTGTGTACATATATAATAATGGGACAGCAGGATGTCTTTAAAATAGAATAAAATGACAGCATTAATAACATTAACAGTAGCAGGAACAGATAGTGGCCCATTTAATCTTTATTCAGATTTAGATGGGTATATCTCTGCCTTTGAAACAGCTGTTGATAAAGGTGATTTATTAGCAGGGTATTTATCAGTATTAGTGCCTGATGGTACAAATACTGTTAGAGTTATGTCAGTAGGGCTTTATTGTAATACATATGTTGATATAGTATTAGAGGCTTTAACCACAACAAGTACTACTACTGTAGCCTTAACAACAACAACTACAACAACAGCTGGTATAACAACCACAACAACAACAACTTTTGCTTAGTATTTAAAAAGTCTTGTTTTATTGGTTTACAAGATTTCTCCCTAAGATAACTCTTGGGGAGTTTTATTTTATAACTATTTTTGTTATAAATAGTAGTATTCAAAACTATTTTTATTATATTAATATAAAAGTATTTTTTTACCTTTACGATATTTTTTAATTCACAGATTATGAAAACAATGCGAAAAATGGTATCAGATGTTAGGTCGATGCACAAGTTGCTATCAACTGACAGTTTGATTACTGATAGAGCAATAGCATCTGATATTAGAAATAATTCTCTTTTATTAATAAAAAGAGAAACTAATTTAAGAAAACTTTGGGCTTCAGATAGTTTATTCACTACTATTCCTTGTTTAGAAATGTGTGAAGTATCTATATCAGAGTGTTGTAATTATGTTGATGATTGTACTATAGCAAGAAGTAAACATCCTTTACCAAGAATATCAGAAGGTAATTATCAATATGTAATACAAGGGGTTTATTCAATTAATGCTTTGAGTGGTAAAGGTAAAAAGCTAAAAGAAATTACAGTAAATAGATACATAAATCTTTTAGGACTTCCAATCATTAAAAAAGAAGAATATTACTGGGTAACAAATGGATATTTGTATGTTACAAACCCAGATGTACAAGCTGTAAGATTAGTTGCTTTCTTTGAAGAAGATGTACCAAATGAAGTACTATACCCTGAATGTGGTTGTAATGGTAACCAAAATACAAATGAACAAATTTGTATGAATCCTTTAGATAAGGTTTTTAATGTTCCAGGATACTTAGAAAAACAAATTTTAGATTTAACCTCCCAAAAACTATTAACTACATATTTCAAACTAAAAACAGATATTACTGATAATGGTGTTGATGGTCAAGCTCCTAATACAATCCCTAATAGTTAATATATGCCAAGAGTAAAAGTAGGTTGGAGAAGTGCAAGTAAGGAAAACTATCTTGATTTTTGTAAAAAGAATAAAGATATAAAATTATCCTTCATAGAATGGAAACAAATAGTTTACTCTTTCAATGAGGAGTTTAGAAGAGAAATATTAGAAACAGGAGAAAAGTTAAGACTTCCAATGGGATTAGGGGAGTTTACAATACATAAGAAAAAAAGAAAAACGTATAAAGAATACGACGGAGTTAAAAAGATAAACCTTCCTATAGATTGGCAAAAAACAAGAGAGAAAGGGAAAATTATATATAATTTCAATTACCATACAGAAGGATATTTTTTCGGATGGTTATGGTTTAGAAACACAGCTAGGTTCAAACAAAACAATATGTGGAACTTTAAACCTTCAAGAGTTACTTCAAGATTAATTACAACCTATTTAAATACTGATAAAAAATACCAATATCTGTACCAAGAGTGGGCTAAAATACTATAAAGATATGAGCTATTACTATAAATACAATTTCGTAAGTCCTGATCCAATCTTTTCCATTATAAAAGAAGAGCTAAAAAGCTATTTTGATACAGGAGCTATTGATGATCTTAT